TGAACTGAGATTGCTCCACAAGCAGTATTTTTAGTTACAGCAGCTGTACCAGGAGCGCAATAAGAAAAGTGAACTCCGCCACCGCCGCCTCCGCTGCCGTAGCCTCCTACTCCTCCTCCGCCGCCACCGACGACAAACCAATCATACGTAATACAAATAGGTCCTCCACCTCCGGAACCAAATCCTAAAATCTGATAACCGAAAGATTTACCTTTTCTATCTTGAGTATTTTTAGTGCTCTTACCTGCTGTAAGTTTTTTGTCTATTTCTCTCATATCTAAACCTCTTACGCGTCGTTAGCAGCGTCTGTAGTGAAGAATAGTTTAACACCAAGTAGTCTTGCATCAGCATCTAAATTATCTGCTGAAACATCTCTTGATATTTGAAAAAATACGTACTCATCCACACCAGGTGAGCCTGCGATTGTTACTGCTCCACTTTCTGCTGTCACGTCTAAATCGTTTGATGTACCACTATGAGCTTTTGCAGTTGGTCCTACAGCTGTTCCAAAAGCTGTATTTAAATCTCCATTATCAGCTAATGCAACTCCTTGTAAAACAAAAGCAGTAGTTCCTGTGTCTGTTGAAGTAGCTGTAAAAAATGCTTGAAAAGTTACTGTGCCTTCATTCCATGATTTAGGGAATGCAACAGCGAACTGTGCAAATTCATCAGAAGTTTTGTCAAAGTCTAAAACTTTTATTTCAGGACCATTAGATAATTCTACTTGTGCAGCTTCAGCACCACTTGTAGTATTTGGATACATAGCAACTGCTGGAACCCATATAGTTTCTTTACCAGCAATCTTAACTGCTGATACAGTTCCACCACCATCTTCTGCTTTAATTACACCAGAACCTTTTGTTTTAAGGTCTATACCAATGTTAGTGTCGTCTCCAGACGCTGTAATGGATGGATTGTTTCCTGTTGCAGCGTTTGCGTACGTAACTTCATTAACAGCCGAACTTGTAGCCGTTAAAGTAACTAATTCATTTCCGTTTGTATCTTGGATATTTGTTCCAATTTTAGGAGATGTTAAAGTTTTGTTTGTTAAAGTTTGTGTTCCAGTTAATGTTACATCACCTATAGTAGCTGAATCAATATCTGGGTTAGTTCCATCATTAGCTTTTGCGTATGCAATTACTGTTGAACCATTTGCAACGGTAACACTGTTTCCTGATCCAGAAACGTATTTAAAAGTTATTGATTGGCTACCAGTTGTTGAATTTTTTAAAATATAAAATTGTTGGACATCGAGAGGAATAGTACAGTTTCTAGTGGCTGTTAAAGATCCTGATGAAGTAAATTCTAAAACTCTGTGAGCTAAAGCTGCTCCAGTTGATCCATCAGAAACAGATAAAGCAATATCAGCATCACTTCCAAAATTAACTGCTGTAAATCCACCAGATATTTGTTCTATAATTTGTAAGTTAGTATTAGTCTTCGTTCCCCATGTACCGGCGTTTTCACCAGTTGCTTGAAGTTCTACCCCTAAAGGTGTGTATGTTGATGCCATAATTTTTATCTCCTATGCAGCGTCACTATAACTTGTATTTGAGCCAGTTGCAACATCTGTATACGATGTATTTGAACCTGTGTCAACGTTCGAATATCCTTGAATTCCAAACCCTGTAGAGGTTCCAAACGCAGCTATAGAAACTGTTGCTTGTTGGCCTGTTAATGTTATATCAAAACTAGAGCTAATTGACAACCCTGTTCCTACACTAGAAGTAGCAGATTGTCCTGTTATACCTAAAGTTAAATCTGTAGGATCTATCGATCCAACACTAGATGTTGAAGAGACTCCTGTTGGTATTACTATAGGATTTGAATTTACAGATATACCACCTAAACTTATTGTTGATGATACACCAGTTAAGTCTACATCTGGACTTGAAAGTTCAGTAGTATCTCCAATGGAAACGGTCATTGATTGACCTGTTAATTGTACTGCTACACCAATAACTGCACTTGCTGTTCCAAGAGATATTGTAGATTCTTGACCAGTTAAAGTTAAAGATACATCTCCAACTATTGTAGGAGAACCAACAGAAGATGTAGCTGATTGACCTGTAACACCTTCTACATCTGCAGGACTTAATGCACCTACTGATGAAGTTGAAGATACACCTGTTAAAATTATAGCAAAGTCATTTGCTTGACCCCACAATTCTTCGCCCCAACCATCACGGCCCCAACCAACTTCGTTGTATGCTTCTATTGTTGAACCAACGCTTGCTGTTAATTCTAAACCTGAAGGGAAAACATCTATGTTAGAAAGTTCACCATAGTTATTGTCTCCCCATGATTTACCACCCCAACCTTGTTGAGGTACACCCATATTTGTTCCATCACCAACAGATGAAGTTAATCCAAATCCTGATATATTTACTACTGGGTTAAAGCTTTCTCCAAATGGTCCTGCATTCCAAGTATTTCTACCCCAACCATTTGATTGAAAAGATAATAATCCATCAGCGTTTAATGTAGTTGTTAATCCAAAACCTGTAAGAACAGCTGAGTTGTCATTTACTTGACCCCACTCTCCTGTGCTCCATGTTTGACCACCAAATCCAGTTTGAGGCACACCCATGTTTGTGCCATCACCAACAGACGAAGTTAATCCAAGACCAGTTAAAGAAACATCAACTCCATCTTGTTTTCCCCAAGAGTTTTGATTCCAAGGTAATACACCCCAGGTATCCCCTGCTGGAGTATTTGCTTGTCCACCCATTCCAGAATGGTTACTACAATAATAATATAAAGTTGGCGCAGAGGCTGCAACTGTGATTTGAGTGTATGCTCCCGAATTACCAGGGGTTCCATTGGTTGTAACTCCTGTGGTATATTGAGACCCTCCACCCCAAGTTCCGTTTGAAGTTTCAGAAAGTCTTAATGGGTGATTTTCATTAGAACTATCGGATTGATCAAATCTATATGTGCCACCCTCAGCTATGTTTACTGTAGCTTGTTGTACGCCATCAATAAAATATTTATTTCCTGAACCGGTGCTGACCACCGTTACTGTAAAGGTTCTAGTAACGGACATACCGCGTTACTCCTTTACGCTATACGAACTATTGCGTTAGATGCGTCTGCTGTTGGGAATTGTATTGTAAATGTTCCGCTTGTTACAGTTTTATCAGATCCAAAATCAATTACACAAACTGCTGGATCACCTGTAGCTGAGTCATTAAAAATTAAACAACCTCTAGCAGTGAAAGAAGCAGATGTAAAACTAGTATCTGCAAAGTCACAAACTGCAGTTGTACTATCAGCAACTGGTGTAACACTTGTAAGAGCGTTTCCTTTTGCTGTGTATCCAGACCCCGATACTTCATTTGATGTTGTGTACGCTGTAGTCGCAGCTCCTAATGAAGCTGAGCTTGTGTATAAAGCTAAATTAAAAGTATTTCCAGACGATGCTGTAAAATCATGAACTCCTTTTAAAAGTTCTACTTTGAAACTTGTGCAAACTGCAGATGTTATTGCCATAATTTAATCTCCTACGGGTTTGCTGAGGTTACTGGTATACGAACAGCGCCATCAGTGTAGTCATCTCTTCGTCTTCTACCAACTTGCTCGTTAGCAAACTTTTGTACTTCCTGTTTATACTTATTTTCGTATAGTGTCAACATATCTATCGGGCCTTTTAAAAATCCATATGCCTCTGATAAACAGCAATATAGCAGTCCATTTGGAAAATTAAGACTAATATAATTAGTGTTATCAGCTTCTAATAATGCTGGCGCAACGTTATAATGGACTCTAAATTTATAAGTTGTATCAGGAACAGGAGCAAACATCATTCTTCCAGATGTTGTATCTGATTCTCCTGTAGCACCACCAAACATAGCGTAATATTTTGGTTGTCCTCTTTTAGAAGACTCAGTTGATGAAACATATTGTTGAAGATATGTAACATCTTTTTTTTCTAACCAAACGTTAGCACCAGTTGTAGCTGAAGTTGAATCATATACTTGTATACCTCTAATAAAAACAGCTCCTGCTGGAGCGTTAATAGTTTCTTGACCTGTAACTAAATTACCTGTTTGTTGCTTTCTATCAGCATCAATTGGCACATCTCTAAAAATTCTATACTGTGCATTTAAAATAATGTTTTCTAAAACAGCGTCTGTTAAAACGTTTGAATCTGTTTCTGTGTAACTTCTTATTTGAGTTTTTAATCCTGATGCGCTTAATCCAGCCATTAATTAGACTCCTCTTTACACTTACATTCTTTGATACCAAATAATTTACAAATTAAATTTTTAATTTTTTTAATCATGCCGTTACTGTGACTGGCCCTGCTGAAGCTATGTCACCTCCTCCTTCTAATGTTACTGAAGCTGTAACTCCAGAATTGAAAGTATATTTATTATCATTAACTTTAGTAATTGTATACCCCCCAGCTACATTAATTGTTGCTGCTGGTAAATTTGCTACATTTGAAGCATCTCTAAATCTAACAGTATCACTAGTAGATCTACCATGATTTGGTTCAGTAACTGTAACTGTCGTTGACCCATTAGTAATACTAAAAGGATTTGAAGGTAAAAGATTAGGTACAGCTGTTTCTACTCTATCAGGTCTAACAT